TCGTATGGACTGTCACCTATTATTCCATCCACATACTCATGAGTCAAAACAGAACCTTTATCTAAATCTGGATTTGTTCCTTTTGTTCTCTCAATATATTTCATCCAACCGTATAGAGGTGTAACCAAATTTTCAGCTATTGGTGCATATGTTGTGGTCGGAGAAAGATTTGCATCTGCCATACCTTTAAAACGAGTTGGACCTATTAGATAGAAAATTTCACCAACATTTCTCTCTATAAAGCTTATCATTTCAAATGTGGTTGTCGTATCAGGCTGTCCGTGTTGCCATGGTCTATCTAAAATAAATCCATATCCTGTGGCATTCGGTTGATTGTCTGCTTTGGAATTTCTAAAGTCACCCCAAGATTTTATAATCCTGTATAAGGTATCTCCGGCTCCCGGACCAGAAATTACTTTGATGTAGGAATACCAGAAAGTTGGTGCTTTTCCATCATGTGATGCAGCCCATTCTTTATTTAAATCTGGTGGAACCGTATTCCATTGAATTTTTGCAAAATTTCCTCTGAACGACAGACTTGACTTAAATGTATTGATCAATCCAAATTCGGTATTTTCATTTGTTTGTTGTAAGTTTGCACCTGCCCCAGAAAAAGTTCTTCTGTGAGTTCTTCCCAAAGTTCTATAATCTAAAATACTTCCAACTTGATCTTTGACTTTATAGTAACACTGAGATTCCAGTGCAGTCTGCAGTGCTAACCATCTTTTCTTTGCAGTAAGCCCTTCTGCCCCTTGTGTGAAGGGATCACCGTAAAGATCAATCATATTTCGAGTTTTTTCACTTACTGTTAATTCACCCTCTGACTCACCATCTTCATCTTCTAACTCTGCTCCCGCCCCGCTTTCATTTAAATATGCTGTTGTTCTTACATTATCTTTAAGCATTTCTGATTCTGGTGCTTGTAAAGCAGTCACACCCAAGAAGTACCCTGCAATAATTGACCAAGGACGAGCAGAACATGGTTTTTGTCCTGCACCACTTGAAGTAGATGCAAACGATTTTATAGAACCAAACGCATCAATACCCCATTGTACTACAACTTTGAGATTTTCTAATCTTTGTGCATCTGAAACATCAACAGAATATAAAGTTGCCAAACGAGATACTAGTGGTTTTTGATAATATGCTCCATAAGCAGAAATATCACCCTTTACACTTGCTGGATATAATGGAAGTGCCTGAGAATAATTTGTTCCTCCACCGAACGGCATTCCATAACAGAAAGTCTTAAATGAAGGATCGTTTGTGAAATTTGAAACTTTTTGTGTTGGTGCTGGATTTGGAATTAATTCTTCTTGTGTAGGACGATTAGTTATTTTAGACACTGGATAAATTGGTCTGCTTGCTTCTTGTCCCTCTGGCCAAAGGACAGGGGGTCTGAATGAAGTTGATGCTGGTGCTGCATTCAAAACGAACAATGTTCCATACGACAATGCACACGATCTACTTCTTATTCTTTGATAAGGAAATCCAGTTGCTCTCTTGATGTCCCACGCGAAAGAGGCATCTCTGTTAAAGTTTGACCATTGTACAACCAAAACATCGCCAGTTGTAACATTTATACCACCGCTTTCAAGTTCTGTTTTTGTTTCCAAGAACTTGGTCAAATTAAAGTTTGGATATGATGAATCTAAATTTGTTGGTCTGGGAACTTTTACATTTTTTTTGGTGACTGGATCTCTTACATTTGTGAATCGTATCCAACCTTCGTCGAATGTACCAAAACTTCTAGAATCAAATGCGGTATTTTTATCTCTTTTAACTCCGGTTGAACTATAATCATGCATTCCTTTTGGATTTTTCATCAAACCATTGATATAAAGTTCTCCCTTAAATCCCGGTTTCTTAAAATATCCAAGTTCAATATCAGAAATTACTCTATTTGCGGTTTCAGTTCCATGTTCAGATATCATCTCAACATTGGTAAGTTTAAGTCCAGTAGCATTTATAACATACGGACTTCCGTCCCAAAAAGTTCCAGTTCTTCCTGTTAAATTTTGATTGAAGGTCCATCTATAAGTTACTTTATTTGTTGCGTGTGTGATTTGGTTTGACATTTTTCTTTTCCTTTTTAGAAAATATTTTGTCCCAATTCTGGGACCATTTTTTGTAATCTACTTTTCTATATGTATCACCTTTACCGGCACTGTGTTTTCTGCTCATATTATCTCTTTTTTGGTTTTGGATTATTTATAGGCGGAAGAGGAGGTTGTGGTTGTGGTTTAAATATAGAATTTTCTAATGTATATTCTCCCCAGTTTGACATCAATATTCCCATGTCTCCTGCGTCAACAAATCCATCTCCGTCCAAATCATATTCTTTATTATCAGTTCCCCATGCAGCCAACAGTGAAGTTTGGTCTCCTGCATCTACTTTTCCGTCTTGATTATAATCTCCTAGCCTTGCAGATAATTTAACATATTGAATAGAATATTGTGATCCTATTTCTTCTTTTAATGTATTTATTAATGCTGGAGGTATAATATGTCCACCATATGCCAGCCCCACAAGAATTGTGTTTCCGGCTTTATCAAGGACAAAAGTAGGAGAACCGCTGTCTCCACTAAAAACATTGGGTGATTGTGGTGGTCCAGACATTCCGTTAAACGGAAGCCCTTCGTTATAACCCATTCCATCGTCTAGGAAAGGTTTTGATGTCCAAGTGGTGGGGTCTGTATTTACAGTACCATCGGATGTTCTGCTGTCTTTTAATCGTGTTCTGTAGATCCTACATTGTCCGTCCTGCATCCACATTTCTGTTTCTTTTGGAATATAACGAACATCTGCTATTTTTGAATAAATTTTCACATCGTCTGCTGGGAATTCCGTTTCAAATTCCACCAGACGGATATCATAAGGATTTAATTGTTTTGTTCTTTTGACTTTTCTGGTATAAGTATTTTCGCTTTTTCCTAACCATTTAAGTTCATTTACTTGAGATGGTATAGCAGCATAGTAGTGTTGGCATATTAAAGCGTGTTTTGGTGTTATTAAAACAGCGGCAAAATATCCATTATTCCAATAATTAATATTTTCCCAATCGGATTGTCCATATGAGGATCTATTGTTAAATCTTTGATTTTTTGCAGCACAGCCCGAAAAATCTACATTGTATTGTGCAGCGGCACAATGTGAGTTGTAAGAAACAGGAACACCATCTTTCTTTGGATTCAAAGAAACAGATGGTGAAAAAATATGAAGATCGTGATATTCTCTATTATAGTTTTTGAGTACAGCCATAAATAACCTCCATTGTATTTATGCCTAATGTATAAATACTAATATGCTAACATTCTCACAGTTTTTAAATGAAGGTGATCAAAAATATCTTTATGGTATAAACCATACAGATCGTAGTGCTCCATTTGAAATCATTAAATTGGCACAAACATTAGGATATAATGTCTCTGATCAAAAAGGTGGGCATGTTCAAATACATCATCCAGAAACTGGAGAACATGTTGCTGTGGTTAGCATGGGAACTGGTGGAATAAAAAGATATAGAGATGCATTAAAACAAATTCATGACCATCAAATGAGTATAGATGGTTTTAGTGGATTTGATCACACTATGCACACAATAAAGAAAGAATTAAGAACAAGAGATGTTCAAATCGATGATACTGAAATTCGCCGCAGAGGTATGGAAAGACAAGCACAAGATATAAAAAAACCAGATAAAGGAAGACAGTGGTTTGATCGTTGGAGATCAGAAAATCCAGATTTAAACCCCTAATTTTATCGTCTTGTTGCAATAGTCGTACATAGCAATTGAACTTGCACATGCGACATTCAAACTACGAACAGATCCATATTGCTTAATGTAGAGAGTGACATCACAAATGTCAAGAATCTCGATGGGCACACCCACCTGTTCCTGACCCATCACCATCACAACATGCTTATCGGTAGGCCAATCGAATTCGTCAATAGGCTTCGAGTCGGGAACATTATCGATTCCGACCACGAATTTATCTGACAGGTACGCTCGCACATCGTCATACGAAGGTAGATGTCGGAATCGAGTGTAATGATGGGTTCCAACCGTGCCCCTGCGGTCAAACTGCTTGGACCCGTATAGTAATACTTCGGAAGCGAGGAAAGCGTTTGCATTGCGAATAACACTTGCAATATTAAAATCATTGTAAAGGTTACAACAAAGTACGCTAAAATTATGCCTGCGAGAATCAAGTTCAGCGAGAATAGCATCATGGTTCCAATAGTGATAATGATCAATTAGATTTCGAGTTTCCTTTGAATCGCTCATACCACACTCCATCTATAATCACAGGACCATCCATCGTTTGAACTTTATTCGTGGTGTATGTACTCTTGCGTTTCATGTACTTGCAGATGCTTTCCATCTCTTCAAGACATTCAAGAGCATCTGACTTCTTAGAATAAAGCAGAGTACCAGTGCATGCAGAGTTATTCTGATAAATCGTGTCACTTAGGTAATTCTCGTTTCCTGCGTCAATTGCATAATACTTCTTCATAATAGGACGGATTGGATTCGAACCAACTGCCAAGCGATTATAAGTCGCTCTGGGCATCCAACACCCCCCCGTCCCAACAATACTATTGTACCAGAATTTTTATATCAAGTCAAGACTCAGTTGTAATTCTGACTTTTGTTTTCTTGGTGGAACAATGGCCATTATCATCCATCATGAGATAATTCGACTTCTGTCGATCTTCATCATGACCAAGACGATAATTAATTTGCTCGATGTTTACAGACTTAAAGTGCTGTTGCATATCATCGCTAAGAATCATCTTGTCGATAAGAGCTTGTGCTTGTTCAACAGCATGCTCAGTATTGATTGCGGAGATAGGAATATCGATGAACAATCGAAACATATTAGTCCCTCAGAAAACGAAGAATCTCATCTTCGTGCAGAACAACTAGTGAACCATCAGAGAGGCGAACGCGATAATCTTTTTCGCCCGCTTTCGATTCAACGATTCCGCTTTCTCTACTTTCGACAACAATAACTCTAGAACCTTCTTCGATCATACTTCCTCCAATTTGAAAATACCTTCATCAGTAGTGTACCAAATAGTACGGAACAACACTTGACACCATGGCATGCACTTATCGCATGGACGGGACATTCTCAATTCACCAAAACGGTTGAACCGAACATTGATTAAGTCAAGCTTCGGTCGCTTCTTGAGAAGCCCCTTATCCACACGAAGAAGTGCATCCAATTCACTATGCATTTCATCGTAAGGATATCCGATCTGCTTAGCCTTCGGATGAGTGGAGCCAAAGGAATTCGTGCCTACTCCAACGACTCTTTTCTTATGAAGGATAATCGAGACATGTTTCTTCTGTCGCTCGATATCCAAGCAGATCGGATATGCCATATCGATGTACTTTCGCACCTTATCAGAAGTCACTGTGGACTCCTAGATTCAGGGTGCTCCAGTGATTTTTAGTTGTGGACCCGATCCTGCTGGCGGAAGAACAATACCGCTAGAAGCTGAAATATATTGATTCTTCATTTCACTATCGGGATCAAGAACAAACATGACATAGTTGCTGGAAATTGCAACTCCACTTTCCGTATTTGCATACGGAAGCCACTTAGCAAATCCCAACTTACCCTGACCCAGCGGAACAAGAATCATAGGATCCTTTACAACGACACCGGTTGCAGTATTCTTCACCCGTCGTAAGACGAACAAGCTTGACATCAGCCATAATAATGCTCCTTGCATTGACAACAGTTATTCATTACACGATCCCAAAAGCTACACTTCGGGGGTTTTTCACATGGCCAACAGTTGCCATGTGACTCTGTACATTCTATCACAAGAGAAGGGTTCTGTAAAGCCCTGCTATTTGCCTTCTCTATTTCTTCTTCATCCAGAAGAAGATCCAGCACTCTTCCGTCAATTACAACTTTTGAATAATATAGTTTCATAAGTTATACCTCCACGGAAGTATTTATCTAAAAAGACAAGGGTCGGTTTTACCCGACCCTTGTCCACCCTATTAAAATAAAATCAGCGGGAACGACGCTTATTGACCTTGGTGCGAGTACCATCCGAGTTGAAGCGGTAAGTACGCTTGCTGGGATGAGTATCGACCATTGAATAAGTCGTAGAACCCTTAGTGTTTACACTAGTAATAATTTCCCAATTACCAAATTCCTCGACCATGTTGCGAATGTTGCTGATGGTCGCACGAAGGTTCTGAACGCCATAACGCGAACGCGCTTGAGCGGCGGTGAGACTTCCACCATTCGAGAGGAAGTTGATCACACGACGAGTCTTGCTTAGAGTCTGAGCCATATCATTAATCCTTTTGACACCTCACGGGTAAGAAGCATACAGTATGGTGTCGTATGACTGCTGCTTCGATGGCTCTATTATAGCAGATGTAGAGTGAATGTCAACAGCCTAGAACAAGAATCTTCTCAATATTTGCATTTTCTTCCCGGTGGGCAGGAAGCCTTCGAGCCGCCTTTACCAGCCCAGAGCTTCCTACACGCCCAGTACTGGGCAGAGAGCTTGCTCTTTTTCTCTGAGCACTTGTGGCGAGCCTTGAATGACTTACGGGCGGCAGCACTGTAGTTGTGTCCATATCCCTTTGCACCAAAGTGTACGATCTTTTCCTTGCCACCTTCACATGCCTTGACCATCATCTTCTTGCCTGCACTTGTCGATGGGCGGGGTTTATTGCATGGCATGTCTTTTTTAGAAGCAGCTTCAAATAAATTTTTAAGTGCTTCATTAATTACTTGCAATCTTTCTTCTTTCATAGTTTTATACCCTCCCCCTCGCTTCTTGTATTCTTTTACCAACCAAGCATTTGCATATGCACTAGGATAAACTTTAAATTTGCTTTTGGCCAATGCTTTTACTCTGGCATATAATTTTGCATTTGTTGGTTTATTCTTTTCAAGGAGAACTTCTTCTTTTATGTCATGGTGTGAGGTCATAATAGGTTTTTTTCCTTTTCTTTTATTTTTAGCCTCAGCAGAGCGTTTTTGACGCACTGCAGCACTCTTCTCATCAGGAGACATCTCTCCGGTCGTTTCCGGGGTCTCTGAGCTAACCCTGACGGATGGACGGCATTTGGGATACTTCTTCTTAGAAGACTTCTTACGCCCACAGGGTGGGTGTTTCCCGGATTTGTCTTTCCGGGAAATGTCCACCCACTTCTCTCTGAACCATCTTTTTAAATCTTCGGAAAGTGCATCCATGGCACTATATTTAGCATAAATAATATTGTGAGGCAAAACCCGCTTCCATAGGAAGCACTTAGCCGGGAGGTGATCCAACACGCCTCACTGGGGTCTCGGAGAAATCCGGGACCCCTTAATATCTGGTAACAAATATGTCGCCGGTTGTCCCGGTGGCTGCATCACCTGTCAAACCAATGCTGAAGTCCGGGGTATCTGTTATATCCTTAAAGGATGAGTACAGATCTATATTGATATCCTCAATAACACCACTTTCGGTTATTGGACCGTAAATATAAGTTTTTGCTGTGAAGGAATATGTGTTTATTAGTAAACGCCTTTCCTCAAAACTTCCTTCATAATCTTCAGTCAATGCTATCTGATCCAATACTACAGGAACAGTTACATTTGGAAAAGCTTCGTTGTAATTTATTCTAAGATTATACTCAGGTCCAAAATAAGGAACTATTTGTTCCATTATTTGTAGATTTTCGTCAACGCTTCTTGTAAACGAAGCTAATTGAAACCCTATGTTATAGGGAATACCATCTTTTGTGTTTATGCTTCTATTTTGTCCGTTTATCTTAAAAGTTCTTCTATTCGCTTTATTTAATTTTCTAGAAGAATCATACTGAACACCGGTCATAAAAAAACAAAGTCTTGGTAACACTATTTCAACTTTAGTGTTTGAAGATATGGAACTTGGTTCTTTTATTCTTCTGTAAAATTTTTCTTTTACAGAGTATGTTAAGGGGACTCGTATTTTGTCATACGATTGGTCTTCTTTATACTTACGAATGTAAATTTCGTTAAATAAATTACCGTAAGCAACAACTAATTTTTTTACTGATTGGTTGTAAAAGTTAGTAAACATACTAAAGTATGTATTTAATAGCTCGGGTGGGATTCGAACCCACACTGTGTAGATTTTGAGTCCACTGTCTCTGCCGTTGGACTACCGAGCCAAAATGCCTCCGATAGGATTCGAACCTATGACCTAAAGATTAAAAGTCTTCAGCTCTACCGGACTGAGCTACAGAGGCGATGTGCTATGCTACCATTATAGCAGCAGCATTTAGCATGTCAATATACCATCCCGGAATGTTGTTATTCTTCCACTTTGCAAACCGCGACTTCTCAGAAATGTAATAATTACGGTATGCAGTCACGGCATCAGAATCCTTATATTGATCCGGCATGGCTTGTGCAAAAGTAGTCAAACCAAGGTCACGAATATTATCAGGGAACTCATGAAGAAGATCAATGTAAAGATCTTGAAGCTTATGTGTCTTCTCATAACGACGAGTGTACTCAAGACAAAGCTCATATCCGTGAGTAAACAACCACGCATAATTCTGTCGGCTTTCCATTACCCATCGTGTGCATGGATGCCCGCTCATAGTTGCTAGGAGCAGATTTGCATCATGATAAGAATCAGGGTGAACATGTGAAGGAATCTTCCTTCCGTTCTTGCCCTCACGGTAATAAAAACTACCATCCAGCACACGATGGGCGGTGGAAAGCATTTGCGCAGATTCAAGGATCATCTTTACGACATGCTTGTCGCAAAGATCTCTAGCCGCGTTGACTGGGTTTTTGTCTACTACAAAGATGTTCATGTACACATGATACCATGCTATTTGTTCCAATGCAACAACGATGTTATTTGTAAAAGAAAAAGCGGGGATAACCTCCCCGCTCCTTCCCCTCTTTCACGGATGTATCAGTCAATCACTACAGACTTCGGTAGTCTACCCAGAGCCTGTAATG